TGGCGTAACGGTCGGAATCAATCAATCCGCCATTACTATCGCTGAATCTCAAGTTACAAACCTCACCTCTGACCTTGCTGGCAAGGCTCCAACAACTCGCACAATCTCAACAACCGCACCGCTAACAGGTGGGGGAGATTTATCAGCAAATAGAACTCTTGGCGTAAACTCTGCTTCTACTTCCGCTAGTGGCGTTGTTCAGTTATCTGACTCAACTTCGACAACATCTTCTACTCTCGCATCAACTCCAACGGCTACAAAAGCCGCCTACGACTTAGCGAACACCGCAAACACAACCGCTAATAACGCCGTGCCTAATACCCGTACTGTTTCTACAACCTCACCTCTCGCTGGTGGCGGAGCGTTATCAGGTAACCTCACTCTCTCAGTAGGCTCAGCCTCAACAACAACAAGCGGAGTCGTGCAACTTTCCGACTCGACTTCAACAGTATCTTCAACACTTGCCGCAACTTCTACCGCCGTGAAGTCTGCCTACGATCTCGCCAATACTGCTAACACAACCGCTAATGCCGCAGTTCCTAACACGCGCAACATTTCAACGACCTCACCTCTCGCTGGTGGTGGAGCGTTATCCGGCAATCTCACTCTTTCCGTTGGAGCAGGAACTACCTCTGTCGCTGGCGTTGTTCAGCTCACCGACTCGACATCTTCCACCTCAACAACAACCGCCGCAACTCCCAACTCCGTAGCGACTACCTACACCCTCGCCAATACTGCAAATACAACGGCGAACGCGGCTACACCTAAAACCACTTCAGTTTCAACTACCGCTCCTTTATCGGGTGGTGGTGCGTTATCAAGTAGCCTCACTCTTTCCCTCGGTTACGCTTCATCCCTCACAACCTCAGCAAACAACCTGATTGTTGATTCAACTGTTGTGCCGTATCTTGCTAATGCAAATACTTTTACAAAAAATCAAATAATCAACACAGGCGCGACAACAAACATCGGGCTGATTGTCAAAGGCGCAGCAAGCCAGACCGCAGATTTATTTGAGGCACAAAACTCCGCTTCTTCTGTACTCGCCAAAATCGACTCATCAGGCAACCTCTACGCTCCCACCCTTCAATCAACAACGGCTTCAACCGCTACCCTCACAACGAATGGGGATACGGGTGGATTGCTGATTGCTACGGGCGCAGATGCGAATAAAGGTTTGGTAATCAAGGGAAACTCAGCAACGCAATCATCTTCTGCACCAAGCCTCACAGTCTATAGAGACTCAACCAATATTGCGCTGACTGTTTCAAATCAAACTTATGCAGTAACGGCAAGCAATTTTTATTCTCAAGGAAATGTAAATGCCGCTTTTCAAATAGGTGCAGGAAACTCGCTTCAAGGTACGCTTACGGCTAAATCTTACGCAACAACAACTGCAAATTTGGTGTTGCAGACCATTGCTTCTCAAACTGCCGATATCATTTCCGTAACAGATTCAACTTCAACTCAGTTATTCCGCGTGAACTTCGCTGGTCAAATCCAAGCACCTCAACCAGCCAAGCAAGCACTCATCGTCAAGGCAGCCACCACCATCACCAACTCATCGGTCACCTCTGCCGTTGGGTCGGGTTCGGCAACTGTCTTTACTTATTCCGCAACATCTCAGCTCTTTACTGTCGGTCAAACTGTTACCACAACAGGCTTCACTCCTGCGGGCTACAACGCAACAGGAACCATCACCGCTATTGGAACTGTGACGGCTGGAACCACTTACACCTTCACCACCGCGAACACAACAACAGGAACATCCAGCGGAACGGGTACGGCTACTGTTGCTCAATCGGTAAACATCCAAGAATGGCAGGATACGACAGGTTCGGCAATTCTGGCTTTGGCGTCAAACGGCGATTTGGTTTCATCAGGTAACCACAGTTCACGATTTTCCTACATTCAAAATCAAGGCACATCAGGTGCTTATGTTGATTTCACCGCAACAAACAATGCGCTAACTGTTGTTCAACGACTTTCAGGAATTTTGGCTTTTGGAGTAAAAGGCGCAACAAGTCAGACCGCTGACCTCTTTCAGGCACAAAACTCCGCTGGAACTGTCCTTACTTCAATCACCTCAGCAGGAACTATCAACTTTGCATCAGGTAACACCGCTACAACGGCAACAGCAGGAGCAATCACCGCACCATCTCAGGTTGCTGGTTACATCACCGCACAAATCGCTGGAACAACAGTAAAGATTCCGTACTACGCAAACTAATAGAAGGCAGGGAAACAATGGCAATAGATTACGGCTCACTACTTACAGATGACCAAAAGAAAAACATCCTCACTCAGCGACTCAATCAATTCGCAAACGAGGCTTTTCAACATCAACTCAACGCACAAGTAGCAGAGGCAAACAACGACACCGCAGGAGTAGATGCCAGTAACGCGGCTCTCGCTCAACTTGACACCGCTATCACAGTTCACCAAGAAGCATTGGCGGCACTCACAACTGACGGCACAGACTCAACTGCTGATACCGCTTCAGCGTAAGTAAAAAAATAACTTTAAGGAGATTACATGGGCTTGTTTGATCGTTTCGCTAAAGCGGTTGCTAACGAAATTGTAAAAGCACCAAATCTTCCTACTGGCGCGAACACCATGAACGAAGCACAAATGCGAGCTACTGGTGGCATCGCTCAGAATCAATACGGCTATGGAACTTCAACGCCGCTTGTTCGTGATCCGATTATGGCGACTGTTCCATTTGCACCGGGCTTACCACTTATCCCCGGCGCACTTAATCCGCTCAATCCAGCAACAGGCAGACCAGCACCTCGCCGTTATGAATATACCGTTGCTCAAAACATCAACATCTCTGAAAATCGACCCGTTCCTTTCAAGACGCTTCGTGCAGCAGCAGATCAAATCGATATTCTTCGTCGCTGCATTGAAGTACGAAAAGCAAAGATCACCGGTTTAGAATGGGACATCGTTCTCAGTGATGCGGCAACAGAAAGAATCGTTGCAGAGTCAGGTGGAGATCACCTCAAAGCAATGGCGCAAGCGAGAGATCAATTTGCCGATGAGATTGCACGGCTTCGATCATTTTGGGAAACTCCCGATCCTGCTAACGGACTGTCTTTCGTCGATTGGCTGAATATGGCTATCGAAGAAATCGATGTTCTTGATGCGTGGGCAATTTGGCCTGAAATGACTGTTGGCGGCAAGATTCGCGGACTTCAAATTTTAGACGGATCGACCATAAAGCCATTATTAGATGATCGCGGTATGCGACCCGACCCATCACAAGGCCCTGCATTCCAACAAATCCTTTACGGATTCCCTCGCTCTGAATTCAACGCAACTGTTGATGATGAGCAAGCCGACGGCGAGTTTACATCCGATGAATTAGCGTATTTCGTGCGAAACCGCCGAGCAAACTCTGTGTATGGCTATCCACCTGTCGAACGCGCTTTGGCAATGGCTGATATTTATTTGCGCCGTCAGCAATGGTTACGCGCTGAATTTACCGACGGAACAACACCAAAATCATGGCTCGAACTTCCCGAGAACGCGAACCTCACACCTGAGCAAATTCGCGCCTATGAGAACATTTACAACGATGATCTCGCTGGACAAACCGAGCAACGAAACCGCATGAGATTCTTGCTTCCCGGTGCAAAACTTCAATTTGAAGAAGGCTACTCCGAAAAGTTTAGCGATAAACTCGACGATTATCTCATCACTTCCATTACAGGTCACTTTGGCGTTCTTCCCACCGAAATCGGATTCTCTGGTAAAACCGGACTTGGCGGAAGCGGACACCAACAAGGCGAACAAGAAGCCGCTGAATCTATCGGCGTTATTCCCACCGCTCGCTGGATCTCTCAGATGATTTCTAATTTGTCCTATCGCTGGTTAGGTATGCCTCGTGAACTAGAATTTCGACTTGCTCCTTCAGAGCACACTAACGACTCGGACATGGCAAAACGTGATGACATTCGCACCCGTAACGGCACGAAAACAATTAACGAAAACCGCGCTGAATTAGGCTTGCCTCTTATTGACACACCTGAAGCAGATATGCCTATCCTCGTTGCTGGTCAATCAGTTTTCTTATTTAGCCCTGATGGAATGATCTCCGCTGGAACGCCTGTTGATGAAAACGGCAACCTCGAAGAACCAGCAGAGCCAACAGAACCTGTTGCAGAACCAGCCGAGGAACCTGAAGCAAAGCCTGAACCTGCCGCGAAATCGGCTCAAGATGAAATGAAAACATTTATCCGATGGGTTCGCAAAGGTAATTCAGGTCGCTCATTTAACTTTGAATATGTCGAGCCTACTTACGCCGAAGTATTAAATAAATTTGTCGATGCTCACGATCTCGATGGTGCGCGTTGGTATGCCGAGCGTTATCTAGGACTCTAAATGAAATGGCCAGCGCATGGCGTGACCATGAGAACTGCGGCACAACACGCCGATAAAATCCGCAAAGCATTTAACGAGGCATTTGACTCAGATGCTATTGCTGAAGCGTGGACACAGACTCACCTCGGCACGACTACGACAACCCCACAGATGGCACGGGATTGGGCTCATATTCATATCACCATCGACAAGAAAAAACTTGCCGATATTCTGCCTAAACTTTACGCTGATGGTTATGTAATCGGTGAAAATGCTGGGGCGTATATGCTCAGCAACCTCACTCGTAATAAAGCCGTTTCTGCTGGTGTTGTTGATTGGGATACATGGAAGCCGGGCAATCAAGCCGCGAGCGCATTACTCAAACCAAAGGGTGGATTGCAGAATCTTCTCGATAGCCGAAATGTCACAATCGACGGGATTAGTAATACGAAACTTGACCGAATCGGCACAGTTCTTAGCAAAGCATTAGAGCAAGGCTTAACACCCAAAGACATCGCGCCAATGATTGATCAAGTTGTCGATGATCCTCAAAGTGCTTTATCAATTGCTCAAACCGAAATGAGTCGCGCCGTATCTGTTGCCTCTCGTGATCTTTATGAGAATTCGGGAGTCGAGCAGGTTGAGTGGCTGGTTGCTGAAGGTTGCGACGATTGCCAAGATAACGCCGATGCTTCTCCTATCGAGATAGACGATACTTTCCCTACAGGCGACACAGAACCACCAGCACACCCTAACTGTATGTGTGCGCTTGCACCTTACATCGATACATCCGATATCGAACTTTCCTCACAGGCTGATCTTGTTAAATTTGTACCAAGCAAAAATGAAGTTGATCGCGCTCTTTCTCGATTAAAGATTTTGCCTAATGCACCTGAGCAAGATGAGAAAACTATCGAGGCTCCGTGGAAGCGTATCGACCCCATTACTGTCGATCCAAACATTTGGAATACTGCGGAATTAGCACTTGTTAATCTCGCCGATCTCACCGCAACAGATGAAGTCTTAAACCGCAAGAAACTCAAAAAACATATTAAGGCGATGGGTCAAACACTTTTGCCCTTTCGCTCTTATGCGCTGATCATTCAACAAGACGATCAGTTAATCATTATTGACGGGCATCACAGATTGTTCTCTCTCTGGTTACTCGGCAATCAAACCGCTCCCGTATGGCTAGCAAAGGAATCCTAAATGGCACTCGTTCAAACCAATAACACAGTTGGCACAACCGCCACACTTGTTTTCACAGTTCCCGTCGGTAACCGCCAAAATGTCCCGGTCTATGTCGATAACCTCGACTCAGCACCGATTTGGATTGGCGATGCAGGAATTACCACATCGGGAGCAACACAAGGAATTAAGTTAGCTTCCGGCGGTTCTCGCCAGTTGTGGTGCAACGCTAACGATCAAATTTTCGCAATATCTGCCGCTGGAACTGGCGCAGGTCTTGTCGTCATCACCGCTTCAGTCTAAGGAGAATAAATAATGGCACATGATTTTACAAGCGCGTATGCCGCGATTATCAAGGCAGACGAAAACGAAGATGGCACAATGACTGTCTACGGCAAAGCAACAGATGACTCGATTGATTCCGATAATCAGATTTGCGATGCCACTTGGTTAGATCGCGCTATGCCTGAATGGATGAAGTCTGGTGGAAACATTAGGGAACAACATTCGAACATCGCCGCTGGTGTTGCGACAGAACTTGAAAGCAAATCTGACGGGCATTACATCTCAGCTCTTGTCGTTGATCCTGTATCTGTCAAGAAAGTCAAGGCTGGCGTATTAAAAGGCTTCTCTATCGGTATTAAGGCACCACGCGTTGTCCGAGATCAAAAAGCCGCAAATGGTCGCATTATTGACGGGCAGATTATCGAGGTTTCTCTCGTTGATCGACCTGCTAATCCCAACGCCAAATTGATCATGGCAAAGAGTGTCGAAGGTGAACCCACCCTGACACAAGTCGAGGAGTTTCACGAATACTCAGCACCGCTTCCTACTGATCTTTTCAAGCGAGAAGTATCAGACACCGAGCGTGAACGGCTAGCAGATCGTGGAGCGGCAATGCCTGACGGGTCATACCCCATCGCAAATGTCGAGGATCTCAAGAACGCTATCCAAGCATTTGGTCGCGCTAAGAATCCTGCAAAAGTTAAACAACACATTATCCGACGCGCTCGCGCATTGGGAGCAACAAATCTATTACCCGAGAAATGGACAGAATCAATGAAAAAAGCAGAACAAATCATTGAGCGAGCCAAAGCCGTTGGAGCAGACTTATCTAAGTTTGACCAAGCAACTTTCGATGCCGCTCGAACCGCACTAGCCCAATTGTTTATCGTTGAGGCTCAAGAGTTAGCACAAGGCGAAGATGAGCGCGATTCATTCGAGCACCTTCTCGATGCTCTTGATGGTCTGATGGACTGGTACGAGAACGAAGCCGATGAAGGTGAAGTTGCTCCCTCATTCGACGGGCAAACTATCGAGATGTCCGCAAAGGCTGATGATTGCGATTGCAAGTGCGACAAGTGCATGAAGTCTGAAGGATGCGACTCCAAAGAGTGCAAGTGTGCTTCGATGAAATCTGCTGACCTCGAGCCTGATGCTGAGAAGTCTGTTCACAAGTGCCTTGAGTGCGGTTGTAATCTTCCTGCCGAAGATCATGGGCGCGATGATGTCACTACCGCTGAGATGGTTGATCCCCAAGACAACGCCGGTAGCGAAGATGAAGAAAAGGATTCTGAAGATGATGCTTCAGAAAAAAGCGCAACGATTGAAAGCATCGTTGAACTAGCCGTTAAGTCTGCTATGAAGTCGGTCGAAGCCGAGATTGCTTCTCTAAAGTCTGCAAAAGAGGCAGCTGAAGAAAAGTCAGTAAAACTTGAAACCGAGTTAGCAACGGCATTAACAAAAACAGTTGCAGGTGGCCCCAAGCGCACCGCAACAAAATACTCCAACGAGGCGCAAAACGATCTACTCGTCAAGGCGATGGACTATAAAGCCAAAGCCGATGCCTCAACCGACCCTCTCCTTGTCAAGGGATACCTCGGTCTTTACGCTGACTTCATGAAGAAGGCTGGTAAAGATGTCGTGGTTGCCGTAGACGACGAGTAAACACACTTAACGAAAGGATGCCCACATGGCATTAGTAAGCCCAAAGGCTTCTGACCTTTTCGGTGAAGTGAAGCCGAAGAAAGCAGCAGAGTTAATGGACTCCTACATGGGAGAACTTAACAAAGCACTTTCTAACCCTTCATCAGTTCCCGGACAGGCTCCAGCCGCTCCCGTAGATTCACAAATCGAAGCATTGATGGCAAACAAGTCTTTGTCACCCGATGCTATCGGTTCACTTAATGCAGCACTTGCTTCACAACGAACTGCAACTGCTGACATCATCAAAGACATCACACTCACCACACCACTTTCAACCTCTTTCGCAGCGTTTGATCTCGAGGCACCAGCAAAGATGCTTACCCCTCGACCTACACCACTTCGCAACAAGATCGCTCGTAAGAAGGGTGTCGGTACTTCACACCGCATCAAGCGCATCACAGGTTACACAGGTACCGGAACTGGTGGACAAGGTCAGATTTGGCCGGGCATCAACGAAGGTTCTTACAACCAATTTGGTCAGATTAACTATGAGCGTGGAGCAAAAATCTCCTACACCGCTGACGATAAGATTTTCCCTTATTTCAGCTACTCACTTTCTGACTCTGTAAGTTTTGATGCTAACTTCTCAGGTCTTGGTTATCAAGATCTTCGTCAGTTGTCATCAACATCAACACTTTATGCAACAATGTTGATGGAAGAGCGTATGTTGCTTATGTCACGCGGAACAACCGGTAACGGATTCTCTGGCGCACTTACAGCACCTACTTTCTCAACTGCACACCCATCAGCAGGAACAAATCAATCTGCTCTTACTGCTACTACTTACTATGTAAATGTAACTGCCGACGCTGGTGTTTCTAGCGCAGGCTTCGGTGAGTCTGTCGTTGGATCTGAAGCAACTGTTGCTGTTTCTGCCGGTCAGGTTCTCACAGTTACAATTTCAACTCCTGTTGCTGGCGCACTTGGTTACAACATTTATGTTGGTACAACCTCAGGCGCAGAAACATATCAGGGAACACTTCGCGGAACTGGTACTGTCACCATTGGCGGAACTGGTACAAGCACAAGTGCAACTCAGTTTGTTTACTCAACAACAAGCGCATCAATTACACGCGCTGCATCTGATACATCTGCTTATTCAACTGGATATGACGGAATTCTTGCTACCTTGTTGAACACCTCAAATGGTGCTTCTATTAACGCAATCAACTCCACATTTTCAACATCAAATCCCGGTGTTGAATTCCAGAATGTATTTGCTAACTTGTATAACAACACTAAGGCTGATCCTGATGAGATTCTTCTCAACGGATTTGACCGCAAGCAGTTGTCCGATGCAATTAAGAATGGCTCAACCGCTAACTATCGTTTGAATCTTGCGCAAGCAGATACTGGCGATTATGTTGGTGGCGCAGTTATTGGTGGACTACACAACGAGACAACTGGAAAGCTCGTCGATTTGACAGTTCACCCTTGGCTTCCACAAGGCGTTAGCCCCGTTCTTTCTTACACATTGCCAATCCCTGACACAGAAGTTTCTGATGTTTGGGCGGTTTACAATGTTCAGGATTACATGGGTATCCAATGGCCTGTTACACAATTTGCTTACGAATTTTCTACTTATTTCCGTGGAACATTCGTATCTTATGCACCTTCCTTCAACGGAATCGTTACAGGAATTCAAACCGCATAATAAGACTCACGCAGATAGGGGTGGGGAAACCTGCCCCTATTTGTTTAGGAAGGAATTATGACTCGATTTGTTGGATCTTCAGGAATGAAGTCAATTGGTATTGAAACATCACGCGGAACGAAAACAATTAGACCCAACCGAGATGGAACATTTACTGTTAATGATCCTAAACTCGCTAAGAAATTAAAAGCAGAAGGCTTAGGTGTTGTCGGTATTGCACCTGTTACCAAAGAAAGTTTATTAGGCGGTTATGACTGCAAAAAATGCGGTTTTGGCTCCTTCTTCAAAAAATGCTCACGATGCGGAGAATTAAATGGCTAACGCTTACTCAGGAACGACTCACCAGTTCTCGACTCCGTACCTGACACTTGATGAATACAAGAACGCGCCAACCGCTATCGATCTCTCTAACCTTGTCTGGTATTCACAAGACCCTGATGTGCAAGATTCAGAGTTAAATAATGTCATCGCTCGTGCTTCCTCATGGATTGACACCTTCTGTAATCAAACACTCTCAGCGACTACAGAAAACGAGCAACAACGAGTCCGTATTAACGCTGACGGCACATTTCGCCTACATCCTCGATATAACCCGATCATTGCTTTAACTTCAATGTATTACGGCAACCCGAACACCGAACTTCAATCCGTTCCTGATTGCTCTGTTGCGTGGATTGAGGACTCTCAAATCATTATGCCTTACGCTCTTTTGAGCACCACATATTCCGATCAAGGCCCACTTCAATTTGGCTTTCCTACATCGCCACGCGTTGAAACATATATCAAATACACTTATGTAGCTGGCTATGCAAACACGACAATCAACACCGCTAATGGTGGCGATTCTTCTCTCACAGTAGCCGACGGCACAGGAATCACGCCGGGCATTTCATTAAAGATTTATGATGGCTACAATTCAGAATTAGTCACAGTCGCTTCTTCCTACACTTTCGGCAGCACGACAATCCCTCTTGTGTCACCGCTCAACTATGCACACGCCATAGGGATTTCGATTTCAGCTCTTCCACCAGCCATTAAAGAAGCCGCAATCCTCGTAACAACGGCCTTCCTTAAAGTTCGTGGCGATGCTTCAATGACAATGGGCGTACTTACAACCGCTTCTAATAACAACTCTAACGCTCAAGTTGCCGGGCAAGAACTGGCACTCGCTGAACAACTTCTCCAGCCTTATAGGAGAATTCGTTAATGTCGGTCGGCAGAAAAGAAGCGCGTGAAACAATTGCTAATTTCATCACTCCACCTAATGTCGATGGAATCAACCAAGTCTTTACCTCATTTCCTAAAAGAATAGATTTTCAGGTTAATTCTTTGCCCAGCGATGTTTCTCGATGCGCCGCCGTAATCTTTATTGAGAACGAAAACGAAACGCGCCTTGCTATCGGTGGAGCGCATAGCGGAGTTAAGAAAGTTGATTATTCAATTGCCATTCAACTCTTTCATCACTCGATGCAGAGAGATGCCGAAGATGCAATGGATGACTTTGATCAAGTAATTGATAACTTAAAAGATCGATTGCGCTCAGATCATAATTTTGGCGATCCCACCAGCACTCTTGTATGGCAAGGAGCTGAGCCCGTCATCTCGACATCATACGGCGAGCCACTTGCAACCAATGGAGCCGCCACCGAAACGTGGGCGGTCGTTCGATTTACTGTTACCCAAATGATTCAAGCATAGGAGAAAAATGAAACATACATACACAGGAAACCACGAGCGTGAGTTTCCTTCTCTGGGAATTACTGTCAAGCCCGGTGAATCATTTGAAGCACCGAAAGAATTTACCGCTCACAAGAATTTTGAAACTGCCCCCACAACTCAAGGAGATGAAGAATAATGGCACTAGCCCAACCCTCGTTAAAGTCGTACCTCGGGGTAGCACTCGAAACGACAAAAGGAACACCAGTAACCGCAACTAACTTTGTGCCGATTACTCTGAACTCATTTAAGCCTGTCGATGTTATCGCGCCACTTTTCGATCAAGGAATTCGTGGATCACTTGCAACTAATTACAACTATGTACAAGGTCGCCGTAATACAACTGTCGATTTTGGTGGCCCTGTATTCGCTGACACTATCGGCTATTGGATTGCAGGAATTCTCGGAGATGTCACCACAACCGGATCATCCGCTCCCTACACTCACGCTATCGCGCTAAAGAATGCCGTCGGCGGTTCAGGCGATGCACAACCCAAAGCACTTACTATCACAGATTTTTATTCTGCTAACACTCGCCAATATCCCGGCTGCCAAATTACTGACTTTGGATTAACCTTCAACGCTGATGGAATGTTGGAATACACAGTAAAGGCAATGGGATTTCCTTCTGTTACGACAACTGCTCCAACCCCTAGTTTCTCTACTGTTCTTCCTACTCAGGTATGGACAGGCACAGTCACAATCGGCGGCACAAGCGTTGGTTATGTTCGCACCGGAACCCTTGATCTTTCACGCGCATCTGAGGCGATTTGGGGCGTTAATAACACTCAATCACCTTATCAAGTTTTCCTCGGTGGATTAACTGCTAAAGGCAAGGTTACATTCGTCATGCAAGATGACACCGAATTAACTCGCTTCATTACTAATACACAACCTGCGCTTACCTTTAACTTCTCGACAGGCTCAGGATCAACCGCTACGCAAGTTCAATTTACTCTTTCAAAGGGTGCATATAACACAGGCGAGATTGATCGCACTGCTGAGTATGTTCAAGTGACAGTTGATATCGAAGGATTAGGTAATACCACGGATGTAGGAGCAACTGGCGGTTACTCACCTGTCAAGTTTACCTTACAGAACGCTCTCGCTTCAGGAACTTTCCAGTAAGCGACCACTAGATGTCTAGCCCGTGACCGCCTTCCTCACGGGTTAGACCTTAATTCGGAAGGCACGACGGAAAGGCAATCATGTCACAAATAATCACACTCCCTAGCGGTAATACTGTTGTATTACGCGATCCATCTACTTTCAAAGTCAAAGATCAGAAAAAAGTATTTGCACACGCCAGCGATCAAGAGGGCATCGTTCAAGCTCTTTCTATTATTGACGGCTTAATTGCGGTGCTTGTTGAATCGTGGTCATTTGATCTCATTCCACCTAGCATTAAAATTGAATCACTCGATGAGTTAGATATCCCTGATTACAATATGCTTTCGCAAGAAGCACAAAAAGTTCAGTCGTATCTTTTTCCATCAACTAATCAGACACCAGCAACGGAGTCAGACCCAAAAGCGGATACCGGAGAATTGAACGCTTAAAAGATTTATTGCGTGGCGGTTCTCGAAATGAGTTATACGACTATCCCGATGATGAATGGACTTACTATGTCTGCGCTAAAGAGTTCGGCTGGACTCCTGACATTGTAGATGAGCAACCCGTTTATTTATTATCGTACATTCTTGCTATTAACACCGCAGTAAAGGAGATTGAAATTGAGCGACAATCTCCCTGAAGTTGAAGAATCACTAAAGCGATGGAATACCCTATTTGATAGGAAACTTGCCGAAGTTGTTAGTGATGTGTCAATGCGCCTTGAACAACTCGGCAAAGAGGAAATTCAAGGCGAGCGCGGTTACCATTACCCTAATGGCAAAAAACGCGGATTAAAAAAAGATCGCATTTACGACAAAGCCGAATCAGGAAAGCCACCAATGAACCGCACAGGTGATTTGCGCCGATCTATTGCAGGAACAATGTCCCGTAAAGGTTTTGGCAGTTATTCGGCTGAAGTCGGCGCATATACCAAATACGCTCGCCATGTTGAACTTGGTGGGCCGAAATGGAAGCCCGGCGTTCGATTCCCTTATTTAGAGCCAGCAGTTAAAAAATTAGTTCAATCTAATTACATATCAACCGCTTTTAGAAAACAATTTAGGAGTTAAAGTGGCAGACGAAATTGAAGGCTTAAAAGTAACTGTTCTCTTTGATTCTTCTCAAGTTACTGAAGGCGTTAGTAAAACAACTGCCCAAATGAAGAAAATTAGCGAATCGGCAAGCAAATCGACTTCGGTTTTTTCTAATTTGAAAACCACTCTTTTAGGCGTTTTCGGTGGAAATGTTTTGTATCAAGGGATGCAAGACTTAAAAACAGGGTTAGAAGATTCTATTAAAGCCGCCGAAAATACTCAGCAAGCATATTCGCGCCTTAATACTGTTATGAAAGCCACAGGCGTAGGAAGTGCCTCAGCTGAAAAGGCAATGCGCGAAACTGCCGAGGCTAGCACTAACTTTGGCTTTAAAATTAGCGATACTGCAAGCGCACTTGGTACTTTAATTGCGGCAACACATAACACCGTTGATTCTCAACATCTTTTGGGAACGGCGATGGATTACGCTCGTTTTAAGGGCATGGATTTAGGTACTGCTGCTTCTATCATGGCTCGCGCCACTCAAGGATCAGCAAAAGCATTTCACGAATTAGGCATCACTTTAGACACCAGTTTGCCAAAACAAAAAGCAATTAATAAAGCCATGAATGAATTTCAAGCAACCGTTAAAGGTCAAGCCGCCGCCTATATGAAAACTTTTGCTGGTCAAATGTCTTTCTTATCAGCTAACTTTGAAAAATTGTCTGCCGATATTGGCGATATTTTAATTCCCGTCATTATGGATGTTATTGGATTTTTCAAATCGTTTGGCAATGAAATTATTATTATTGGCGGAATTATTCTGGGCAGTATTGCACTTTTCAAAGCGTATCAAATTGCAATGAATGTGTGGAAATTTGCCACTATCGCTTATGCTTTAGCAACAAAAGGTTTGGCAGAAGCACAGGAAGTTTTATTGGCTTCGGCTGAAACAACTAAGGCAGGTCAAGAAGGATTAGCAGCAGCACAGGCAACTCTTAACGCCGTCATGAACGCCAATCCCATCATGTTAGTTGTCATCGCACTTATCGCTCTCGCCGCTGCTTTATTGATCGCTTGGAATCATTCAAAAATAGTTCGTGACGGCATTATTGATATGGCTAAATTAAGCATTGAAGCGATTGGCTGGATTGTCGGTGCAGTTGGCTTACTTGTTAAAGCATTTCTCGAATTTGAAACAGGCCCACTTAAACTGCTCCTCAAAGGCTTGTCATTCTTGCCCGGTATTGGTGGCCCTGCAAAAGCGGCATTAAAAATCATTGGCGATGCTACTAAAGATGTCGGTAATTTTTTTGATGACGGGAAAAAGAAAATAGACAACTTTGCTGGTTCTCTTGATTCGCTTAAAAACAAAAAGATTGAATTGCCGGGCTTAGGCGGTGGCAAAACAACTGCCACCAGTCTTAATGATACTTCAGCGTATAATTTGCATAACTACACAGGCTCAACCAAAACATCTAAAGCCAAATCAACAAAAACAAAACACGCTTCTATTAAAGCGCAAGAACGCGGCATTGTTCATTACACCATTGTTAATGTAGATGGCACGAAAGCCGCTACGCAAAAAATTCTATACGGGGGGCAATAATGACTTTAGGGGTTTATCAATTCTCATTTAACGGACTTACTTTTGGCGCGGGAACTCCTTGGGTTGTTGAATCGGTCGAAGGCTTAGAATCAATGGCTCCGCTTCGTACTCAGGATGAGATTCGCGGATACAGCGATGGTCAATGGTCAGGGCGTGATTTCTATGATGGGCGTGTTGTCACTTTTACTATTGTTACTTTAGGCAATGCCACCAGTAGCGCACAATCTTATTACCGCAGTTTGCGCCAAGCGTTGAGCCCTCAACAATTAGGTTATTATCCTGATGCTTACGCCGATGCCACAGGGGGAACTCAACCCGATGGGACTTTAGGCTTATTTCAGTTTAAGTTAAATGCTGAAAGCGTGTCTGGCGATACTTCAATCAATGGCGTGAAAAGAATGTGGGGGCGCGTTCGATCTTTTGAAACCGATGTAACTCCTGAATACTCTTACGGCTACATCACTTCAACAGTAGAAATGTATTTTCCCGATCCTCGATTTTACGATGATACCTTAGTTACAACAACGGCAACAAGCGGAAGCAATGTTACAATTCCTAATAATGGTTGGGCTACCTCATGCCCCCTTGTTGTTATTGCGAGTCCTGCATCAAGCGGAAATTTAGTATCTACTTCACTTACAGGCGAACATCAAACTATGAATTTTGATAATGTAAGCGGATCACCTCTCGTCATTGATCTTTTAACAAAGTCAATTTTCATTGGTGGTGGTTCTGGCACAGGAACTTATGCGCGTAACACTTTATCGGGATTTAATTATTGGCTTGATGTTCCACCGCCTTTGCCTACGAGTCTTACAACTTTTTCTAGTACGCTTGGCAATATGACAGTTTATTCACGAAATGCCTACTTATGACATATAAATCAGAATGGACTTATGTTATTAGGCAGTTGTGGCAGTTTTCTGACCCTAACGCCGTTCTTGCTGATTTGCCATTTCAAAATGTAACTTTCAGTTCCGTTATTAACGGCTATGGAACTTTTCAAGGTGATGTATTACTTTCAGGACAAAATTACACCCAGTTAGAAGAATATGTAACAAATGTATTTGATATTTTTACACCGGGTTGGGCATCTCTTTTTGTTTTGCACAACGGCACTCCCGTATGGAGTGGAGTAATTTGGGGAACTGATTGGGATTCTGAAACTCAAAAAATTACAGTAAACGCTCAAGAAATGCTTTCTTATTACGATCACCGCCGTATTGATACATCACTAAATTCTGTGTACGGTGGAACCGCGCTTACTTACAAAAATCAAGACATTTTATATGTCACTAAAGATATTTTAGATTATGCTGAAGGTTGCTCGCCAAGCGGTTCTATTGGTGTTACATATTCAACATCTAACCCAACAACTACGGGCGTAGATGTAACGCGCACTTATTTTAATTTTGAATTAAAATCAATTTTTCAAGCGTGGAAAGATTTAGCCGCTGGAGCAACAAGCGGATCTGGGACAACATCAACATCATTTTTTGATTTTGTTATTAAACCGCGCATAGATTCTGGAAACCTTGTAAATGAATTGATTGTGGGAACTCCCGTTTTAGGAAGAACTTATGATGCAACAGTAACAACTCCAACATCAACAAAAGCATCTTTTAATTTTCAATTTCCGGGTAATGTTTCGTCTTACAAATACTCACAAGACGGTTCCGCAATGTCTAATTTTCTTTATGGTCTAGGATATGGCTCAAACACAAGCAAGCTAATTGTATCTTTACAAACTCCCAATATTTTAGGAACTTCGATCCTCACTTCAGGGATGCCATTGCTCCAAGATACTGTCGATTATAGCGATGTACAAGATCCTGATTTATTAAAAAAGATCACCGCAGGTAAATTAAGTGCCATTGCTATTCCGCCAACAACAATTCAAATAACTTTGCCTACTTATGTAGATCCTCAGTATGACCCTGTAAATTCTTATCAAATAGGTGATCAGGTTCAATTAACAATTACAGATGATCGTTTTCCCAACGGATTTCAAGGAATTTTTAGAATTATGCAAATAGACATTACGCCGGGCGAAAATGGTCCTGATGATGTTACCCTTACTCTAAATCTACCCGTTCAATCGAATGTGATTTAATATGACTTACGCCATCGTTCCCCCTAATTTACACGATATGTTTAAGACTATTAATAGTCGATTAGTAAAATTAGAAACAACAGGGCCGGGATTAGGAATTGAACCCGTCACGGATATTGGAAGTGCATTTGGCGGCACTACAAATGTAGATTTATTAACTGCTCCTATTGTTTTTTATACATCAAGCGCAACGGCAAATGGAACGCTTAACTTTCGCGGTAGTTCTAATGTTCCTCTCGATAACATTATTCAACCCAATCAAGCAATCACCTGTGCCGTTATCGTCACCAACGGCTTAACCGCCTATTACCCCACCGCATTTACTATTGACGGCTCTACGCCATACAAAACTGTCTGGGCGAATGGAACTGCACCAGCATCAGGAACTGCAAATGGCGAAGATGTGTACTCATTTACTTTTACAAAACTTACATCTGACCCTCATTGGCATATGAGAGCGCAGGTTGTCAGTTATGCCTAAAGTTGGATTGCTCGGTGGGTATAACGCGCTGAGGGCTTATGGTGATCCTTTAGCAAATAAAAAGAATTGGGTTGTTTCAGGACTAAACCAAGCATCTATGATAGTGGCGCCTAATGGCAATATTTATACAATGGGATGGATTAGTAACTGTGCATTAATTTTTTGTTTTAATCCGCAAGGTTATTTAATATGGCAAAGATTAACCAATGGTTATTTTGGCAATACGCTTGCTTCAATGGCAGTTGATTCAGCAAGTAACCTTTATATTAGTGGTTACGATACAGTTCCTAATTCATTTCTTTTTAAGATAGATTCAACTGGAAATTTATCGTGGGTTCGTGAAATTTCTGGAAATGTTTGTTACGCATTAACAGTAGATTCCAGCGACAATATTTATGTGGCGGCTCAAATTTATAGTGGTACCTATCCGCCTGCTTTTTATAGTTTTAATAGTAGCGGCACTCTCAACTATCAAACCATTATTATTGGAATTTCATCAAGAACTCTTACTTATTGTAATGGTTATTTGTATTCTATTGAGGGCGTAAATTTAACAAAACTTACATTAAGCGGAACGGTTGTTTGGAATTATGTTTTATCAGGGTTTCCAGGAGGCGTTTATTTTGGAATATCAGAATGTTATGCAAATCCATATACAGGAAGCATATGGGCAACGGGTAACACAATTATTAGTTCTACTAATCGTTTAATAGTAATGGAAATAACTGAAACAGGTGGGGTTCCTTCAATAGCATTTCAAATTATTTCTGATCAGAACAATGGTTCGCCAGTAATAGCCAATTCTTACAGTGGCATTACAATGGCATTTGATAGTTCGGCAAGTTATATCGCTTCTAATGCGACTATTCTTAAATATGACAATAGTAATAATTTAGTATGGCAAAGATATATTGGTGGCGAGGCTGGTTGGAATAGTTCATTGGCGACCCAAGGAAATAACTTTATTTTTAACGGTTACGGCGGAACCGATTTCTTAGGTTCGCTTCCAAAAGATGGAAGCAAGATAGGCAGTTATGCGGGCGGTGCTGCTACTTTTAATTATTCCGCAACTTCGTACACATTTTCCCCTTTATCAATGACTCTTTCCGCTGGCGCAACCGTTTATTACAACACTAATTATTCTACTATCAGCAATATAACTACTACACTAAGTACGACAACCAATCCCTATTATCGCATTGCCATATAACCGAAAGGTCTAATCCATGTTCTGGAACTCCGCAAACACAGTTAGCAACGCTATTTGGGCAATCCTTGAAAGTGCCGTCATTCTTGGCGCACCTTTCTTTTGGATTAACAAGATGTTTCGGAAAATGGATAAGCGACTTGATCGGATTGAATACGCTATTTACAACGACGGCAAAACAGGGTTAGTGAATAAAGTAGATACTCTCGTAGAAAATCAGCAACAAATTAAAATCGATATTGAAATAATGAAAGTTAAAACCGAGGAGTAAACATGGCTGGCGCAATTGATGTTTTGAATGTTGCGCGTTCTCAGATTGGTTTTGTCGAAGGCGCACAAGAGGAAACCCCTTATTCCATCTGGTACGGGATTCCGGGGGCTGCCTATTGCGCCATGTCGGTTAGTTGGTGCTTTGCGCAAGTGGGACTTTCGCCACTCGTTGCGGCTTCTACGCCAAAAGGATTTTCCTATTGCCCTGCTGGGTTAGCGTGGTTTCAACGGCAAGGATGTGTTGTTAATAAGTACGAAGGCAAACCGGGCGATTTGGTCTTTTATTGCTGGGACAATTCAGGGGTTGCGGAGCATATCGAAATCATCGAGAACGCTTCAGCCGACGGAATAACTGCAATTGGATTTAATACCGGAAACCCTGCTGATCCTTCCAGCACTAAAACAGGATGTTACCGAGTCCACCGACCTTATATGTTCGTAATGGCGGTTGTCCGACCTAAATATCCAACTGTGGTCGTCACGCCTAAAACTTCAACAAGTAAAAAAGCAACGGCAGGGGTCGCGGCGGCTGGCACTTTAGCAACGGGCGGAGCGGCGGCACTTCATACTGGGGCAACAACCGCTACAACTGCAACCACTTCCCCGACAGTATTTATCGCACCGCCATATCCCATATCAAAAACCGCGTTCAATGTCGGTCAAAAGAATGGCGCGGTGCTGACAATAGAGAAGGCACTTTTTAAGGCTGGGCTACTCCCTGCGCAATACGAAACGGGCATAATGAACACCCAGACTCAAACCGCGCTAAAGAAATGGGAAAAGGAAAAAGGCATCTCTGCTACAGGCGTTCCTCAGCTCGTTTACGACACCTTAAAGGCTTCGCTATGAAAAAGCACTTTAAGTTTAAGATCACCGATGCCAAACAACTTGCCATCGCTTTTACTGGAGCGTTTAGCACTTGGGCGGCGACAGGCTTTCAAAAAGATTTACCGCATCTGTCCTATGTCATTATCGGATTTATTTCGGGCGGTTTGGTATCTCACGAATCCTCACACTTTGACCAAACAATTCCCCCTGATGCTCATATCGTGACTCCATATGCTCAGAATGTGCAAGAGGTTCCTGCGATTGACACCCCAGCAGCCGTCATACCCGTCACAGCCGTCACAACGGGAACAGATGTACCCAAATTAATTCAAATCAGTTCAGGATTGGTGAAATGACCGATAAACATGATCAAAAGATTACTAACGCATATACGATACATTTTCCAGAACACGCGCCGAGAGAAACCGATCCCTATTATAAAGATTTTGAGCATTACCGCAAGCAAACCGAGGCTACGGCTCAATGCCAGTTCGGAAGCGACCGAGGGGATTTCTCCGAGTGTGAGGGTGGATTAGAGCTACATCACTCGCATATTGAATTCTCTATGGCGAACGCGGTTGATATGAAACTCTTAGAACATGATTACCCCGGCGTATCTGATCCCAATAAAGTGGGAGAATGGATAGAGTCTGCTGAGAACCTTATGTGGATTTGCGCCAAACATCATAGAGGTGTGGGCGGTATTCATCATGCAGCAGCCGCAGATTATGAAGCCGAAA